AACGAACGGATCTCCTTAAGCGTGCTGTGTACGCAAGGCGCGAGGTATCAGACGAAGACATGGACGAGGTGCAAGAAGACATCGACAAGTTCAACGACAAATTTCCCAACCGTCGCATCCTGCCGTCGAGCATCATCCAGTCTGAAAAAGCTCGCCGCGCACAAGACCGTGTGTTGGATGATGGGTTGTTCATAGCCAACCCTATGACACGCAGAGAGCTACTGGAGCTTCGGTCTACTGACTGAAAAAAATCCCCGCACGCGGCGGGGATGAAGGGGGGAGGGTTTCCCCCAAGGAGACACACATGAAACCATACCTATGGTACATCAAACTCTCCAAACACGCAAGCCCTGTATCCCTTCCTCCACAACGGGTTTAATAACGACCTTGATGCGCAGTTCCTTGGCGTACTGACGGATCGTGCGGCGTGCGGTGGAAAAATCCAAACATGGTATAAAAAACGATGTACCTACGTCAAACTTCTGCCAGTTGACGTTAAAGTTTATTCCGTGTATCAGCATGGATAAGCTCTTCAACGTCGAAGAAGTTACTATTAGCACAATCAAACACGAAGCAGTACACAGGCGGGGCTAAAACTTTAAGTCCCTTGGTGATTCGTTTCGTCTCTGCTGGAAGCAACACACCGTCGCTCTCCAGCTTGCGGGTCAGTTCGCGCACCGTTATCTGTAGTTTGGCGCAGTCAGACTTAAAGTGTTTGGCGTTGATGTACATACGCTTGGTGTCTGGCTCAAAGCGTATGTACAGCGGTCCCCGTGGCTCCAGTATCGGCGCGCAGCTTAGGCTTGTACGCGCATCCTCCTTGCCGTTGATAACGACGATGTTTTGCAAATGTCTGTTGATGTAATCTCCGACAACTGCTGCGGCATTCGCCAGTGGGGCACGCACGTGCTGACGCAGCAGATGGATCTGATCTGTGACCCACTTGAAGATAGCTTTCATGTCGTAGTTATGCAAGTTGAGTTCCTTTGCCAACAAGCCTCCCGCAATGTTGCAGGCAACTATGGCTGACCAGAAACGCTCTCGTGATGTAAGCTTCACTTCCTTATCAATCTTAGCCTGTACAGAACGCACAGTGTGTATAACATAGTCTCTGTTGCTGACAATATAAGAGAAGTATATGTCCGCAGCGTGCCCGTAGTTTTCTTCCAACTGCACATCAAACATGTGTTTGGCGTACTGCTCGTCAATCCCGCTGTTGTAGATGACGTACTCAAAGAGTCGCATCATCTCGCCGTCCACCGAATCCCTGGCTATCTGCAACCTGTCATACATGGAAGCGTTGGAGGTCATAACCTCAATAAGCTCCCAGCGCTCTGTATTAGGTCGTAGCATGTTGACGCTACCCTGAGCGCGCTCCTTGTCTCTACCCTGCGTGACTTGATACAGGTGCGCTCCCATGTCCTCTACATCAACCTTGGTGACTTCATCAAAGGTATGGCAGATGTTGTTGAATATAGCCAGCTTCCGGGCACCAGCGTTCTGCGTGTCTTTCCACATCGACATAAGCTCACTGGGTTTGCCGACAACGCTGTTGATGACGCGCAGGATGGTGGACTTGCCGGGACCAGAGTCTCCGCTTATCAAATTGATAGCCGCTCCACGTATGCCAGTAAATTTAAGCAGAGGGCTACCAAACGCAGTAAGCGCGGCGTAAGCATAAGACTCCAGCCCAGGCCGAGCGTACATGTTGAAGCACTCACGCCACCTGTTGATGTCGCCCTTGGGAACCATAAGCGCAGCAAACTTTTCGGTAGACGGAGACGGTGGGCTATAGTACACACCCATAGCCGATATCTCCCTATCTCCAACGATAAACTTTGTGTCGTTGTCGCACCATCCAAACTGTATGCGCATCTTGTCTGCCTTCTTTATTACCTGTAGTTCTTTCACAAATGTCGTTACATACCCCAACAACAACTCCTGTTGCTTAGGGGTTGCTGCCACACCCTTCTCAGCTAAAGCTTCACGTAACTTGTCCTTTACTACCGCATCCTTCAGCGGCACTGAAAACTCTTTCACATCATCTTGAGGGAGGTGCAGCTTAAAAACCAGCATCTCGCCGTTGATCGGATGCACCATACGCCGAATGATGTACAGGTCGTGTTCGTACACTACCTGCGGCTCTTCTTCATCACCAAACGGACGTTTGTAAACTCCCCCCTTCTTGCCCCTAAAGTAAGGAAAAGGATAGTCAGGTATGGTATGTGACGCCACAACCTCGTTCTTGGGTGCCTCTGCTATCTGCATACCAAGAACAATAGGAGACTTGATCTTGTCTTTATACTGACAGTTATCACACCCGCCGGGGTTGTAATTCTCAAACGTCTGGCATGTGTACGGTCCTTTGATACGCTCCGCTTTGTGCGCTGTCTCTTCCGCGCTATAGCCTTCGTAGTCCTTGGATATGAAGTGGATAGCCTTGTCGCGGTCTTTGCAGAACTGTGCTATGGATAAGCCAGCCCGCCACATAGGCTCTCCCATATCCTTCTGGTTCACCACAATGTGCTGGATCTGAGCACACCCTGCACCAGCCTGGGTCTTAAGCAGGATCGTCTTAAATAAATACTCCTTGTTGTAAGCGAGAGATTTAGTTAGCTCGTTAAGTTTGGTCGCCGTAAACTCCGGCGCAGCGGTCTCCACCAACGGCGCACGCAGCGTATCCAGCTTCAGCGGCTTGCCCGTCGTCAGTAACTGCACCTCCAGAGGAGGGCGCGCTTTGAAGTTTTTAGTCCCCGGTATCCGCAAGATGCGCGCTTTGTCTGCCGTGCAGGCAGGGTCCGCGTGCAGCTTGTGCGTTACACAGTTTTTCTTAAGCTTATTAGCCGCAGCCTGCCACACGTCCGGTGTCGCTGGAGTATCAAACGCCCAGTACACATGCAACCCTCTACCGCTATCTACTACATACGGCTTGGGCAGCGCTACGGTTACGCAGAACTTTTTAAGAGCGTCTACTGCTTCAACGTGTGTCGCGTACGGTTTTCCTTCTCCGCAATCAACATCCAACCACAGGGCTTTGAATAATTTTGTGTTATCTCCATTACGTTTTGTTGGTTCGTTAAATGTAGCGCAGGCAAAGTAAGCATCATATTCGTCATCTACTAATTGCTGCCCTGCTTTAACTATATCCTCAGCGGTTTCGACGAACTGTTTTATTATTCTTTTATTTTTTATGCCTACTACACAGCGCCAACCCTCCGGTGCAAGCACCTCTGATAACAACTCAAGCGCTGACATGTAAAAATATCACTCATAGCCATTGATGAATGAAAGTACCCAAGGTCGCATACTTGGGCGCATTTCGGTGCCCTTAAACCAGTTGTAGATGGTCTGACGGGTTACACCGAAATGCGACGCTATAGCGACTACGGACAGCTCGTTTTTGATACAAATCCTACCAAGCGCAACACCCAACTTACTTTCGTCTGCCGCTAGGTTCTCTTGTATAAGTCGCTGCGTGTAGCCGATGCTCATGCTTATGACTCGTCATCGCCCCAAGCACTAAGAACTGAAGCAAGATCACGTTTTTCTGCGACAGGCTCAGTTTTCTTAGATACTTTCTTTTGGGGTTCTTCAGGTGCAACCTCCTCGGCTACCGGAGGTTTGCCAGGAAGCTCCAACTTAGGAGGACTGACTTTCGTATCAAGCTGCGATACTGTAGAAGAAAGCATACGTGCAGCTTCGGGTGAAGCGCCTGCATCGACAGCGAGTTTGTACTGCGCCTGATTCACCCAGTCTACGGCACGGAACACTAACTTCGGAACGTCGCTGTCCTCGTCAAAAGACATCCGAGTTACGATCATGTTGATATTCTTACCGTTCCCTGCTATGTACTTCACGTACTGATCGAACCCCATACTATCCATATCGCCCTTGGCAAAAATACTTTGCGAGGGAAGGGTAAGCTGAAAGAGTCCACTTTGGGGGTCGTTGGCGAGAAGCACCGCAAGACGTTTCTGGAAGCGGCACGCTCGCGTTCCGTTTGCCCCAGACCCAGCGTTGTTTTGTGGACATCCTACGCAAGTCTCGTTCTGGCGATTCTCTGCTTTCGGATGCGGTGTGATGCCGTCATCACTCCAGCAATCTGGTGGTACGGTTTCCTTAGAGTTGTACGCTTTTGCGTAAAACACCCTACTATTTTCTTTACGACCCGCAGCAATGATTACGTCCAACTCGGGCGCATCGCTCTTACCTACCTCCTCTCCACCCACAACAAGTCGGAACTTGCCGCCTCGGATAGAGATCCTGCGGTTTTGCGACCCCCCGGCAAGTGCTCGGGTCAAGTCATCAATTTCCGTATTCTTAAGAAAATCAGGAAGTTGTGTTTGAAACACTGTTACGTTAGCCATAAAATCCTCTCTTATTTACTGCGACGGACGACAACACTGTACTTGCTGTCGGTGGTTAAGCCTACAGGCAATACCGTAGGGTTTTCCTCAATGAATTGCTTCATGTTGGATTGATGGATGCGTTTTTCCAATAATTCGTACGCTTCGTGCTCCTTGATAAAGTTGTACATCGAGTTCCAATCGTTAGTCCAATAGCGGTTCTTAACGGTGCGGATGACCGTACCCGCTTTAGTGCGAATGCTGTCGGCACCAATGCGCTTGCAGGCTTCAAGCAAATGTTCCTCGATGAGGTCCATCTGCTGACTGAGCTGCTCATCTTTTTCTTCGTAGTCGCTACGAAGCTTTGCTCGTGCGTCCCTAATCTTTACGTACACACCAGCTAGTCTATCAACAGAATCGGTTTCCATAGGTTCTCCTTTTGGTTATGTGAGGCTTAGTGTACCATGAAATTTTACTTTGTCAAGAGGCGTCCATCTCCTTTCCGTAGAGTACCACGATCTTGGCATGGATGTTGATGTTGTCTCTTAGCAACGTGTACAGCCTGCGCTCTACATCACTCCCTGCCACATGTACGATGGTCATGGGGTTGCGTTGCCCTGGACGGTTGATACGGGCGTTTGCTTGTAGATACGTTTCTACAGAAGTTACAGGTGCGTACCAAATGATGACGTTGGCAGCGGTCAGCGTCAGCCCGTGTGATGCCGCCTTGGGCTGAATGATGAGCACTTGCGGGTCTTTGTCGCCTTGGAACTTTTGTATGATAGATGCACGTTTGTTGACGGACACATCACCGTTGATGATGTCGCAGGATATGCCTGCTTTCGTAAGGTGCGCGTGTAGCAAATCAATCGTATGGTTGAAAGGCACGTAGACCAGCACCTTGTGGCTTGCCTCTGAGATAATTTCCTCAATCACCCGAAGCCTGTTGCTCACGTCGAACACTATGACATCTTTGGTATCGGTATACACCGCGCCACCGGAAATCTGCAACAGCTTGTTGATGTTTGTTGCTGCGTTCATAGAGCTAACTTCTTCCCCAGCAGCGGAGAACAACATCTGGTCTTTGAGAATCTTGTAATACTTCTTTTGCTGCGCAGACAACGGCGCGTCACGGGCAACATAAGTTACATCGGGTAGATCTATACAGTCCTTCTTCTCAAATCGTATGGCTGGTTGTAAGGATTGATGAACAATAAGCTCCGCATTGGAGCGGGGCACCCAGCGAAATTGCGACACCTTGGTCATCACCCGATCACGAAACGCCCCGAAGAACTTAGGCACACGGTCAGGACACACCAGCTTGGCAAGTCCGTATGCGTCTACAGGAGATTGTGCAGCAGGGGTGCCCGTCAGCATCCACAACCAAGGCACACTATCCGAAACCCTCTTCAAAACTTTCCAGCGTTTGGTGCTCACAGTCTTGTACGCAGAACACTCGTCAACCACGATCAGATCGAATGTACCGTCGCTAAGTAACTCCAACTCAATAATCTCTAAACCTTCGTAGTTCGTAATTACAAACTCAGCTTTGCTCTTCACTACTTTGGTTCGTTGAGTGGGCGTGCCGTATGCCACATCAAAAGTACGATGCATGGCGAACCGAAACAGATCAGTCTGCCAAGCAGATTTCATAACTGACAGAGGGCATACTATAAGTGCCCTACGGACAGCGCCAACCTTCATCAAATAGTCTGTCGCCCATATGACAGAAGCAGTCTTGCCTGTACCTTGTTCGTTAAAACAAAACGCTCTCTTATGCAGCGTGAGAAACCCGGAAGTAGTTTTCTGGTGCAGGAAAGGTTTGAACTCCCCAGGCCAGTGGTACTTTATGTTTATAGGCGACGGAACGTCCTTGAACTTTGACGCAAGGATCTGCGTTTCCTCCAGCCCCCAATGAACCGCTATCTCATATGTATCGCCATGCTTTGCTACAACTGCACTCTTCTTGATGTTATCTAAAACAAACTCAGGCTTTTTTGTGCGAACCAACAGCGCTTTGTTCTGTTCTACGGATATGCCATCATGTGTTGCTTTTGACGCTATGGTCTCTGTTTCTTGAGAAGGATCTGTTGGCGCTAGCGGTTGTGATGCGCAAATTGGATCGGGAATTTTTTCCCCCTTTGGTAATAGGTTGTTTATGGTCAATGTCTTTACCCTCTCTAACATCAGCTTTACCATTTCCATTCTTGTCGGCTCCTTGTTTGTCTATAAGATCTCTTGCTTGTTTTCTCATTCGTCGCTCGTCATTCTCCCCTCTGGCTAATTGTTGCTGGTATTCTTTTTTGTATGGTCTTGGTTTGTTCACGTATGGCATGGCAACTAACTCCTGTGCGGATAATGTTCGCACTGTGTCACAGGGCAGTAGCGGCACAGGGAACTGGTAACGGGGTTCCATACTCCCGTGTCAATCGCAACGGACATCCTGTGAAGATCTGGGTAAGCAAACGATATGTAGTTGTACATATCTTCCCTAACATGTTTGCGTTTTATAAAATCATTTGTGGCAACAAAAAGAAGTCCTGACTTTATCGTATGGATTTTGGGGAACATGGCAAACACGCCGACAGCCAAAGCGTC